ACGACATCGGCGGGTTCTTTTAAAAAGATTGCACCTTCCACTAAAGAGCCATACAACAAAGCATCCGGATAATCCGTAGATAAAAATGTTGTACCGCTGTCACTACCATCTGTGAGGGAATTTGGTTTGTTTAAATAATGCAGCTCAACAGTATAATCCGCATCCGGTAGCGGAGACACCTCAAAAGCTGCTTCGTCAAATAAAGAGTAATACTTAGGCGTCGCACGAGTCGTGCCCGAAGAATATTCTTTAATAAATGACGGGTGTTTGAAATCTAAATAATCGTATGTGCTTGAGCTGATAATAGCCAAACTCATCGGCGCATAAAAATCAGTTGGTGTTGCTAAAAAACGATTTCCTGTTGTCAATGTGCCCTGGACATTCTTTCTTTGCTCTGGGAGCTGCACAAAAGAGAATATACGATCCTCAGACTCTTTGATAAAAGTCGGCAGTTGTGTTGTAAAAGTAGACTCAGAAACCTCAAGATAATCTTGAATTGCTGTTTTTAATGTTGCGTAGGTAAAACTCATGTCGTTACTGTAACCTCACCGACGCTTGTTGTCACAGAAAATGTGTCCAGTACAGCGCCTAGCTTGCCGTCGCCCACATTTGTATAAACCAAAAATTTTGTGTTGTCTTCATCGACGTCCGGTCTTGCATTTCTAATAGCCTGTGGATCATTTGGTGAATTTTTTGGCATAAGCTGTGGATGTTTTGGGCTCCATTGATCTGGTCCTACAAGTAGTCCGTCCCAAGTTTTTTTCATGTCCTGGAGCTTGTAACGAAAACCAGTTATGTCACAAATTCCGTAAGAGTATTTTCCAGATGCAAAAGCCATTACGCGCTGTTATAACTTCTCAAGTTAGGTGAAATATTAAAAGAAGATCGATCTTCGTCTTGTGCCAAGGCTCTAGCAAATTCGTCTTCATACAAGGCTTTCAACATTTGTGTTCTGTCTGGAGCTCTTTTCAATGATATGTAATAAGCTAGGCCAGCTGCTAAACAAGGATAAAAACGAAACGGCATATCAAGTGTATTAGCCCCAGCATCCGCATCATCCATTCTAGTAAGCACGTTCATGTAAATAGTATAGGTGCTGTTTTTATCTGGTGCGGGCCACACAGAAATAGTTGGCGTTAGCTGTTTATTTACAAAAAACTGATTTGGCTTCCCGGTTGTTGATTTTGTGGTTATGTGAGAATACTCCGCTCTGCTTAACCTGGACATTGGAAGATCTGTGGCCTCAGATCCAATAGTTTCTCTTATAAAGACATCCAAAACATCGATTGCGGCTGTTCCATTGGTGCTGTCAACATTGTATGTGGTTGTATCTTTAACCATGGCCACAGTTTTCTCTTTAATAGACCATTGGTTTAGGCCGCGATTCGACCATTCTGCTAACATCAAATTTAAGCTCCTGGTTGCCGTTTTTAGATCGTAACCAGTTCTGAGCTCAATTCCGCAGCGCTCAAATGCCTCTTCGACGTAATCTGCTACATCTAGTTCAAAATTTTTGCTTCCCGAAGTTGCCATAATTACTCTTTTTCAATATCTTCATCTGGAGCGTATAGATTGTCAAATGTTATTATCGGATCTGTATAGCTCTCATGCTGCTCCGCAGAGTGAACCCATTGCGAAGGCGAAAAATCCGGTGCGCCTTCACCAGCCCTCCATAAAGCTGGATTTGTGGCTCTGACTCTATTATTAGGCAGCGCAACAAAATTACCAGTCCAGGGACCAGCATCAGTCAAGTATAGCACATGAGATTGTTTGTGTTGAGCTGGATCATCCGCGATTGAATGTTCGGTATAATCTACTGTAAACATGTATTTACCCAGGTAAAATTCACCGCCTATTTTACAATACCAAGGACTTGAGCTCACACGATCTAAAGAAACCACGCTGTGATGGTGACTCAAACAGTCCCAAGGCTGCGCTAAATGATCTTCCATAGGCTCTGGCCATTCTTCTAAAGGAATATCGGCAACAAGCGCTTGTATTGGCATCCTGGCCCACATAGCCCCGCCATGCACGTTTTGATCTGTCGAATCTATTAAATCGGTTTCACAACCTGTGAAAACCACTTGGAAAGACAGGGATCTGTCCGGGATTGTGTTTACTGCAAATGCCAAGGCATGCAGATACTCACCATGATAGTTTTGGTGATTTGATGTAAATTCTCTTCTTACCCAGCATTTAAACTGAGGAATGTTTGATATTAAATACGCCACAATATTTAATTATATTAGTTAGTCTAAATGTTATAGTCGCCGCCTCTAGTCGCTGCACCCATGCCTCTTGCTACACCTCTCTTCTTGACAGGTCCACCCTTAGACATATATTTGGTGCCTTTCATCTTGCCACCTTTAGCCATGTATTTGGTGCCTTTCATCTTGCCACCTTTAGACATATATTTACTTTTTTTCATTTCAGCTCCTACCGAATAATCCCATGTTAGGTTTTGATCTTATCATACCACCTCTGGCCGCAAAAGTTTTGACATTGGTTGGCTTTCCACCAACCCCTTGTTTTTTGGCTCTTTTTCTTTTGACCGCAGATTTTCTTTGTGATTTTGTCATGCTGGCCGCTTTTGCAGCTGGCACACATTTTGGATATTTTCTTTTAGATTTTTTTGCTTTAGGTCTGCCGCACTTTTTAAATCCACCGCCTTTCTTTGGGGATCCAATATCAACCCAATCTTCTTTAAACCACTTGGTTAAGCTCATTACGCTCTAGGCACTCTGGTTTTTTTGCGCTTTGATTCCATCATCGCGCCACAACCTCTGCCTTGGACCATCATTACAGAGCCACCATTTTTCATGTAGCCCATTTTATTACGGACTTTCTTTGGTAGTTTTGACAATCCTTTATTTTTAGATGGCACTGCTTTTAAACTCATCTCTCCTCCAGTTGCTTTTTTGGCGCCTTTATATTTGCCGCCCATTTTTTTGTATTCTTTAACCATATAAGCATTGGCATAAGCAGACGGATAAACGTCAAACTTAGCTTTCGCTTTGGATTTTGCTTTTTTATATAGACTTGGATTTGCTACGTTTTTTGGAATTGCCATTCTTTATCACCAATTTTTACAAGACCAATATCCAGCTGTAAAAACATCCTTTTTCTTTTGGACCGAATCGCAATTATGCCTGGCCCTAAAACTTTTTTTACGAGCGGGTTGGCTTTTTTTAATTGTCATTTTTGGATCCCCATATCGAACAATTTTTACCTGGTCGCCTTTTTTAGCCAAGACAGCAAATTTTTTGTTCTTGCCTGGAGTCCTTTTTTGTTTGTTGAAACCAGAAAAAGTTTCCCCGCGGTAGGAAAGCCTACCGCTGGGAGATCTTTTTACATCCTTCGTAGTCGCCATTAATAGTTCTTATTAAGAACCAAAATGATTGTGTAAGCATCGCCGCTACTGTGTCCAACAGTTGTTAAATCAATGTCTCCAGTTACTCCGCTTCCAGCATTGTTCGGAATACCAGTAAATAAATCATAGTATTCGTCCCCGGTGCTGTCAGCTGGCAAGTGTACTAAAAGGACATTGGAAGTTGCATCAAATTCTAATTTGACGCTCATACCAAGTGTTACCCAATAGATTCTTGCTACTGAAACAGAGGTGCATGTTTGCCCGGCACTGTTTGTTGCCAGGGCAGAAACATCTACTTTTTTAACAGCTGATTCACCAGTGCCATCAGAGACATTGGTGAATTTCAGTATGGCAGTCTTCTCACCATCTTGGATAGTTTGTGAAGTTACTGCATCAGCCATAATCTACTCCTTACAGCTCTGTAACTGCTGTACGCTCTTTACCAGCTGTTATATAGTCAACTGTAAGAACCTTCGCCGCAGCAGCGCCGTTTTGTACGCCAAAAGATATTGCTAACTCTTCGTCGTCCGGGGCATTTGTATTTACAACAGTTCCAGCAAGAACATTGTCTTGGAAAACATGAAACTTTTGATCTTTTGGATCATAAACGAATCCAAGCGTCATAAAAGTATCGTCTGCCATATCATTCGGTAATGACAATGTAGATTGCGTTCCATTTTTCTCAACAATAAACTGAGGAGTTTCATCTCCATCTGTCAGCAAGAAAAATATGCCGTCTGATACATCCAAAGGCGCCGTGTCAGTAATTTGTAATCCCATTACAATATCTGTTGCATCCGCATCGGAAGTTTTAAAACGAGATTTGAAGAACAACTGTTTACCAGTTTCATACTTAAATGATTCAATCACGCCACCAGAACCACCAGCCCACTGGAAGAAATCAGCGTCGTTATCAGCATCGTCATTTGTGACAACCAATAATCCGCCATCTCCGTCCCCTAGTGCCTCGGTTGCAGCTCCCGTGCCGCCTTCGGTCGTTGTAATTACCCAATCGCCAGCAGTGTATTTATCAAAATCATCGTGAAAAATATGATACTTCGTTGGATCTAGTTGTTTGATCTTACCAAGCGTACCGCCAGCGGCAACATTGGTAACACCAGAAGTGAAATGTGTAGTCATAAACAGCCTCCTTAATATATATTGACCATTACGAGCACCATGCCCGCAACATTTATTCTACACTTTGATGATACTACTAGGCGGTCATTTGTGCAACAGAGCTTATACCGAGTAATTCGAGCTGCTCTATTGTGCTCTCAGCTGTAGTATGTAGGATTCCGATACCACCAGCTCCGGTCCAGGCATCGATGTTTGATTTTCTATCATCGATGAGGACGTGAGATGGCCTGGCATAAACCGCCTTGTCTGCGCCTCTTAATGTAGAGG